TAGATAATCCATCTTTAGAATCAAAGATTGTTTTAAATAGTACTTTGATTTAAGTATCACCGTAAATATCTTTTTTTTCCTTACACTTCTCAACTATCAGTCTTTCTAAAAAACGATACATCTTAATACCATTTTTATCACAATAGTTTTTTAAAAGGTTATGAACCTCAATTGATATCTTTAAATTTTTTATTTTTTTAACCTCTTTATCCATAGTAGAAAAAAGGTAGAATTTATTCTACTCAATTTATATATACATATCCCAAAGTAAAGAATTTTGTTGTTTTGCTTAATATTTATCTAAAAATAAATTATTTAAACTAAAAAAAATGGCAACAAGCAATAAAGTTTTTGTTTCTCCTGGTGTTTATACTTCCGAGGTTGACTTAAGTTTTGTTTCTCAAAGTGTTGGTGTTACAACATTGGGTATTGTTGGTGAAACTATTAAAGGTCCAGCCTTCGAACCAATTTTTATTACCAACTTTGATGAATTTTCAACTTATTTTGGCGGAACATCAGCAGAGAAATTCGTTAACACACAAATCCCTAAGTATGAGGCAGCATATATTGCAAAAGCATACTTACAACAATCTAACCAATTGTTTGTAACTAGAGTATTGGGTCTTTCAGGTTATGATGCGGGACCTTCGTGGTCAATTTTAACAGTAGCAAATGTTGACCAATCTACTGTTGGTTTTGAATGTACAAGTGCTGCAACACTAAGTTGTATAACTCAATGTGTGGAGTATAATATTGTACCATACTCTATTGACTTTACAGGTTGTACTAGTGGTATAAATTCAATTTCATTCGTTGGTGGTTCATATAATATACTATCAAATGATTTGAATAGTACTTATGAAAAATTCAATGGCTCTACATCAACGATTGCAACAGATTTAAAAAATCAAATTTTAGGTGTTATTAATACACCGGCTAGTTCAGCTTATTCAATTAATTATTTTGGTGTAATTTCTGGTGGTACTTATGATTATTTAACTGGTTATACTGCAAGTACAAATGTTTTTGGAGTTGATAATGTTAGTTCAGATTTGGCTAATTATTCAGCCCCAGTAAATGATACTTGGTATTATGCAACATTTGATAACATTGGTAATAACGATTACACAGGTTATTCATTCTACAATGTTGTTAATAGTATAGTTCAAACATCCTCAAAATCTAATTGCGCTTCGTTTTATTCTTATCAAGTTAGTTCAACTACTATTAGTACGGTTACAGGTTCTATAAATTATAATACTAACACAATTAATGTTTGTTTACCATCTACAGCCCAAACTGAGGATTATTCAGCAATGACTGTAACATTTAGTGCTTGTACTACAGGTGTAACAAGTGAAAGTATTATTCAAGCACCAGTAGAAACTAATGTAAATTTAACAGCATTAACTAAAACCTATACTTTAACATCTGAGGATATGACAGCAACATCAGCCTGGACTGTTAATGTGTCTATAGCTGACCCTTGTGGTTTATGTACATCAGGTAATACCGGGACTTTCCCAACTCCAACTGTCACGACTTGTTATAGTGGTACTGTTACAGGTTTGACTTTTGTATATACTGGTACTTCTTTTATAGAATATGATAATTTGGTTATAGCTACATTACGTTCAAGAGGTTTGGCAACATATAGTAATGATAATGGGGCAGTTTATGAAGTTGATGATTTGGGTGATGTAACAATGAATTGTTCTGGTACTTACTCAGCTGTAACTAGAAATCCATTTGCAACATTTGGTATTAATGTTACAAACAAAGATAATGAAAGTTTCTTCTTTGAAACATCATTTACAAACTCAGATACAAATTATCTTAGTAAAGTTTTTGGTAAAACTAACTTTGGTAAACCAAGAAATTCAGTTCCACTTTTTGTTGAAGAAGAGTATTACACTTTATTAAACTATGGTTACAGAAAAGGTTATATTAGAGGATTGAATTGTAATTTAACTGCTCTACCTAATGCAAGACAAGGTATTGATACTACAACTATTGCTTGGTATTTGGATAGATATCAATCTCCATCATCACCTTGGGTTGTTTCTGAATTAAGAGGTAATAAGGTATTTAGATTATTCAAGTTTGTTACAATTTCAGATGGTGATGCCGCAAACACTGAGGTTAAAATTTCAATCAGAAATATTTCATTTAATAATGGAACGTTTGATGTGATAGTAAGAAATTTCTTTGATACTGATGCAAATCCTGTTGTTTTAGAGTCATTTACTAATCTAACAATGAATCCTAATGAAAATAATTTTATTGCTCAAAGAATTGGTACTGTTGATGGAGAATATCAATTGAATTCTAAATACATTATGATTGAAATGAATTTAGACGCTCCAGTAGATGCTCTACCTTGTGGTTTTGAAGGTTACACAATTAGACAATATGATGGTGCAATACCTCCATTTCCAGTATACAAAGAGAAATATGATTTTCCTGGTGAAGTAGTGTATAACCCCCCATTTGGAGGAGGCTCGGGGGCTGATGACGCGGTTCTTAGTTCTGGTGATAACATAAGAAGAACATACTTAGGTATTTCAGATACTGTTGGTGTTGATGTTGATATGTTTAGATATAAAGGTAAACAATTACCATTAAATGTTGCTTGTGATACAACAGGTGATGATTGGGCATATAAAACAAGAGGATATCACATGGACGTTAATGCAAGCGGTATAACAATTCAAGGTGCATTTACAACAAGTGGAACACCTGAGTTCTTTGTTGGTGCTTCACCGTTCACTTCAGATCCATCTGAAGAAACAAATCAATACTACAGATTATTCGCACGTAAATTTACTTTACTATGCGCTGGTGGTTTTGATGGTTGGGATATATACAGAGAATATAGAACTAATAGCGATAGATTCGTAATCGGTAAAGCTGGTTATTTAAAAGGTGCTAGTGCTTCTTGTTCTACTAAATATCCTTCAGCATCAGGATGGGGAGCGTTTAAACAAATTAGTGTCGGTGATAATACACAAGATTATGCAAATACAGATTATTACGCTTACTTGTTAGGACAAAAAACATATTCCAATCCTGAGGCTGTAAATATTAACGTATTTGTTACACCTGGTATTGACTATTATAATAATAGTAACTTAGTTGAATCGGCAATTGAAATGATTGAATTTGATAGGGCTGACTCAATTTATATTGTTACAACACCAGACTATAACTTATTTACTCCAACTTTAGGTGATTCACAAGATTTAGTTTTACCACAAGAAGCTGCTGACAGATTAGAAGATTTGGTTTTAGACTCCAACTATACTGCAACTTATTACCCTTGGGTATTAACTAGAGATAGTGTGAATAACACTCAAATCTATTTACCACCAACAGCAGAGGTTTGTAGAAATCTTGCCTTGACTGATAACATTGCGTTCCCTTGGTTTGCTGCGGCTGGTTATACTAGAGGTATTGTTAATGCTGTTAAAGCGAGAAAGAAACTAACACAAGAGGATAGAGATGTACTTTACAAAGGTAGAATAAATCCAATTGCTACCTTCTCTGATATTGGAACTGTGATTTGGGGTAATAAAACGATGCAAATTAGAGAATCTGCTTTAGATAGAATTAATGTAAGAAGATTATTACTCCAAGCTAGAAAACTTATTTCAGCTGTTTCAGTAAGATTGTTATTTGAACAAAACGATGAAAAAGTTAGACAAGATTTCTTAGATGCTGTTAATCCAATTCTTGATGCAATCAGAAGAGATAGAGGTTTATTTGATTTCCGTGTAACAGTTTCTTCAGAACCAGCAGATTTGGATAGAAATCAACTTACAGGTAAGATTTATATCAAACCAACAAAAGCTCTTGAATTTATAGATATTACATTCTATATAACTCCAACAGGGGCTTCGTTTGAAAACATTTAAAACTTATCTAATATTTATGGGGGAGATAAATACTCCCCCATTTTTTTATAATCACAATATTTATTATTATGAGAAATTTAATACGAAGAATTTTAAGAGAAGATAGAGAATCAAAAATTGTAACAATGAAATATTATATGTTTGATTGGGATGATAATATAATGTTTATGCCAACCAAAATATATATGAAAACAGAGGATGGTTCTGAAATCGGTATGGGTACAGAAGATTTTGCACATTATAGGAATAAATTAAATCCTAAAACTGGTGAAGCTATTGAACCTTTTGAATATGAAAATGAAACTATTATTGGTTTAGGTAAAGAACCATTCAAAGATTTTAAAAGTGGATTGAATGATTTTGTTAAAGATATGTCAAATGCGACATTAGGTCCAGCTTGGCCGGATTTAGTTGAGGCGATTAACTCAGGGTCTTACTTGGCAATAATAACAGCTAGAGGGCATAATCCAAATGTATTACGAGATGCTTTAAAAATATTAATAGAAAATGAATATGAGGGTATTTCTAAAGATTCTTTTATGAATAGTATTATAAAAAGAAAAAGAAAAGCTGGGTTAGAAACTGATGATTTTGAAACCGAACTTGATGAATACTTAGAAAGTTGTTTATTTTATCCTGTGGGTTATTATTACCCGACTGGTGGAATAAAACCTGAAGAAGTTAAAGCTGAAGCTATTAATGATTTCAAATCCGCTGTTGAGGAATTAGTTGGGTATTTAAATGATAACCTAAAATTAAAAGGTATTGACGAATATATTTTAAAACCAGTTTTTGGTTTTTCAGATGATGATTTAAAAAATATTGAATTTGCAACTAAAAAAATAAAAGATGTTTATATCTATTCAACACATGGTGGGGGTAAAAAATTAGTTAAAAATCCAAATGAAAAAGATATGGAAGATGAATTACAATTAGAATATAAATTAAAAAATATAATTAAAAAATTAATTATATAATATTTATATTATATTAAGTGATATATATGTAGTATAAAAATTAATATTATAAAAGTAAATAGAAAAATATTAAACAAGATATTTATTTAATATAAAAAATAAAAAAAGTAAAACTTATATAAAATGGCTGATTTATTAATGAAAATGCCGGTTCCATACGAACCCAAAAGACAGAATAGGTTTATTATGAGATTCCCAAGTGATTTAGGAATAAATGAATGGTTTGTTGAAACAGCATCTAGACCAAATATCACAATCGGTTCAACTGAAATTCCTTTCTTAAACACATCAACTTATGTTGCTGGTCGTTTTAAATGGAATCCTATAAATGTTAAATTTAGAGACCCAATTGGACCTTCTGCAGCTCAAGCTCTTATGGAATGGGTTCGTTTATGTGCTGAATCTGTAACTGGCCGTATGGGTTATGCGGCAGGTTATAAAAAAGATGTAGATTTAGAAATGTTAGACCCAACTGGTGTTGTTGTTGAAAAATGGATTATCCAAGATTGTTTTTTAACAAGTGTTAACTTTGATTCATTAGGTTATGCTTCAGATACACTAGCATCAATTTCAGCGACCCTTCAAATGGATAGATGTATTTTAGTTTACTAAAAAAATAATAAAATTCATAGAAACCCACAATAAATGTGGGTTTTTTTATTTATATTATTTATTTACATTTTATATTTTAAAATAAAACAAATGGATAGAGATTTAATACAAGCGGCAAGTTCAAATTTAAATTTACCACATGACGTGGTACAATTACCAACAAGAGGTATTTTTTACAAAAATAAAAAGAAATCAATAAAAGTTGGATACTTGACAGCTAATGATGAAAATTTTTTAATCAATGCCGCGGCCAATGGAAACTCAAATATAGTTTTACAGTTACTTAGGTCAAAGATTTATGAACCAGATATGAAACCTGAAGAACTTATTGATAGTGATGTTGAAGCAATATTAATATTTCTTAGAAATACATCATTTGGACCTGAATATACAATTACATTAAATGACCCTAAAACTGGTAAAAACTTTGATGAGACAGTAATTTTAGATGAGTTAAACATTAAAAAAACTGAAGTTATTCCAAGTGAGGATGGTACGTATACGGCAACATTACCAAAAACTAATGCTGTAATAAAATTAAAACCATTAACTTATTCAGACCAATTGGAGTTAGATAAAATGGTTGAAAACTATCCAGCTAATTTAGTTGCACCAAGAGTTACTTGGAAATTAAATAAACAAGTTATAGAGGTAAATGAAAATAGTGATAGAGGTTACATATCAAAATTTATTGATACTCTACCCATTGCAGATTCAAAATATATTAGAAAATTCTTAAAGGACAATATACCATCATTAGATTTAAAGAGAACAACAACAGCCCCATCAGGAGAATTGGTGAATTACGAAATCACCTTTGGGGTTGAATTTTTTCGTCCTTTCTTCTAGTTATTCAAAATACTTATTGGATGAATATTATTTAATGGCAAGATTTCTGAGGACATCTTACTCAGAATTCTTGTCTATTCCAACTTATGTAAGAAAGTATTTAATAGACAAAATTGTAGAAACCAATACTCCTAAAGAAAACTAAACTTTTGGTATTTATAAAAAAAAGTATTTATGGCTGGTATAGAAGGTTTAGGTAAATATGTACGTGCACTTAGTGGACCTATTACTGAGAGTATTGGTTCTTTAATTGACCAAGAAGTAATGCAAGACATCTTTTTTGATGTTGATGAGAAAGCGACATCAATTGCGAGGTCTTTTGGACAAGGTAGAGAACACATTTTAGCGATTAAACAAAGTATGACTGATGCGTATCAGGATGTAGCTAAAATGGGTGGGTCTTTTGATGACATTAATACAATTCAAACTGAAATTGCTGGAAAACTTAATCGAAATGTGATTCTAAGTTCGGAATCATATAAGGAGTTTCATGCGATGGTTAAAGTTACTAATGAATCAATTGGTACTATTATTGAAAATTTCAAAAATGCGGGATATTCAATATACCAAGCAAGTGAACAAATGCAAAAGGTTGTTGATACAGCCAGAGGATTAGGTTTAAATGTTGAATCTGTTACTGAGAATGTCATAAATAATATGGACGCCCTCAACAAATATACCTTCCAAGGTGGTGTTGAAGGTTTAGCAAAAATGGCAGCACAAGCATCATCTTTAAGAATTAATATGAAGGAAACTTTACAATTTGCTGATAAAGTTTTCAATCCAGAAGGTGCTATAGAAACTGCCGCGGCATTACAAAGATTAGGTGTAACTCAATCACAATTGTTGGATCCACTTAGATTAATGAATTTATCACGTAATGACCCCGCTGAATTACAAAATCAAATTGTTCAAATGACAAAAAGTTTTGTAACAATGGGTAAAGAGGGTAACTTTGAAATTATGCCTGGAGCTAAGGGTAGATTAATGGAAATATCTAAGGCTATGGGTATGAGTTATAATGAGTTAACTAAGATGGCTTTGGGTAGTGCTGAGTTGGATGAAAAAATGAAAAAAATTAAACTTCCTGATGTTGATTATATGGCATCAAAGGAAACAAGACAACTTATTGCAAACTTAGCTGAGAAAGGGAAAGATGGTGAATATAAGATTAAAGTAACGGATGAAAAAGGTGTAACTAAAGAAAAATTAGTTTCTGAACTTAGTCCTGATGATATTGAAAAATTGAAATTACCTCCCAAGAAAATGGAAGAATTGGCGGTAGACCAACTATCCGTATTGGGGAGTATTGATGCTAGTTTGAAAGCAATGAAAGGTGCAACTGGGTATGCCTTCGCTGGAACAAAATCTGGTGAAGATATTATGCAAGCTGAAGTTCAAATGTACAAATCAATTAGTGATACATTTGTTAATACTTTTAATACTAAAGAAGTTAGAGAAAGTATGGACAATGGAATACAAGGAATGTTTGATAGTATTATAAAAGGTAATACACTAGAAGGCTTCAAAAAAGCTGGTGATGATATGTATAATTTTTTTAGTAAAATATCAACCAAATTTACAAATGAAGCTGCTGCAAATTGGGATCAGTTTATTACTAGTGAAAATAAAATGATTAAAGTTTTTAGTAGTCTTGGTGAACAAGTTAAAAAATTAACCGAAGACACAATAGAACCTTTAATAAAAAATATAAAAACTATATTGGGTGGTGGAACAATTGAAGAAAAAGAAAAAGCACCAAGTGGTGGAGCAAGTAGTACTAGTGGTGGAGCAAGTAGTAGTAGTGGTGGAGCAAGTAGTAGTAGTACTGGAACAAAACCAACTCAAGACTTAATATCATTTCCAGGTACTGATGGAAGAGTATTAACTGGTGACTTTGGCGCATTTTCATTCCCACCTAAAGATGCAATTATTGCGGGAGACCCTAATAAACTGTTAGGTGGTGATACCAAAAATAATCAAGATTATGAAAAACAATTTGGTTTATTTCAAAATATAATTAGGACAAGTGAAAGTATGCAAAGAAATATGTTGAATCAACAACAACCCAATCTCTTTACATCAATTTTTGACAAATTAAATAATAGAAGAGAAGTTGAAACAAAATCAGAACCTATAAATTCTAATATAACCTTAAATCTTAATGTAAATGTAAGTGGTAATGGTGTATCAAAAAATCAAGTTGAGGAAGCACTTAGAGACGTAGGAATAATAAATACAATACGTACCGAAATTCAAAAACTAGGTGCACCAAATGGAAGTATGTCACCAACAGATATTAGAAATAAAAACAACAAAGAAAAATTTGTATAATAATCTATTTATAAATAAAATAGATAATGTCAACAAGTAAGTTAATATTAGACGCAACGGAAAGGTTAAGAATTTTATTGGGAAAAAATTTACCTCCATATTCAATAGAGGGAGAATTTACCCCAAACACTGCATCATATAGTCAACCTATAACGTTGTCTTCTTTTTCAGTAATTGATTCCCCAAATCAGTTAATAAACAAACCACCATTTTTGAATCAACTTTATCCTTTAAATGAATTTGGTCCTAGTGGGGGATATACATTAACTGCTGTTATAGATTACCCAACAAATGGTCAAAGTAATTCTAATCAAGGTGTATATAGTCCAATTGAAACCAATTTGGATTTATTAAATGAGAGTTGGATTGATGTTAGTTTTAATGAAAATAGATATGGTCCAGAGGGAGGTTTTAGTGCAATGTTTTTTGTTTCTAATAATGGTATTACGGATAAAATTCATTTACCATATTGGGAACCACCAACATTTTTACCATCAACTTATTCACCTATCCAAGTATTATTATCAAATAATCCAGTCGGTGATTTTGGTTTATTGTCCCAAGATTCTTCTTTAGCAATGATTAGTACTAAACAATTAAAATCGTTGTTTGATGAAAGAATAAATTTAGAAA